GGAGGAACAATGGGTAAGAGGGTTTATCATATTCCCGTTTATGATAGAGTTCACTATGACCAAAACGCATATAATTATTACATTAATAATAATACAAATCAAAATGTTCCAAAACCTAACCCAATTCCAAAAAAAAAGATGGATCTTGTATTGAATATTGAAACGGTAAAAGATCTGATTGAATTAGGTATGAAATATGGAAAACAATATCCAAAAGATATAATTTACAATATTAATTTAGAAATGATATCAAATCTGATTGAGCCATTAACTGAATTAGATAATATGATTGGTCAAGCAGGTTTAAAAAAACAAATAGTTGAACTTATTTTATATTATAGTCAAGACCTAAATATTAAAAATGATGACCTTTTACATACCATTATTGATGGAGAACCTGGAACAGGTAAAACTGAATTTGCACAAATTATATCTAAAATATATTTAAAAATGGGTGTTCTTAAAAATGATGTTTTTAGAAAAGTAAAACGTTGCGATTTAATAGCTGGATTTCTAGGTCAAACCGCATTAAAAACACAAACCGTAATTGATGAAGTTAGAGGTGGCGTATTATTTATTGATGAAGCATATTCATTGGGTAATAGTGAAGGTAAAGACAGCAAAGATGTATATTCAAAGGAATGTATAGACATATTAAATCAAAATTTAACAGAAATGAGAGATGAAGATGATGATTATTTTATTTGTATGATTGCGGGATATAAAGAAGATTTAAAAAATAGTTTTTTTAGTTACAATGATGGTTTAGAAAGAAGATTTCCTATCCATTTTACTATGGATAAATATAGCGACCAAGATTTAGTTGATATATTTAAAAAAAAAGTAGAGCAAAACAAATGGAGCTTAGAAGAGGACGCAATTGATGAATCATTTATTAACAAAAATCGCGAATATTTTAAGTTTTCAGGAGGAGATATGGAAGTATTATTCGCAAAATGTAAAGTTTCTCATAGTAAAAATATAATAAGCACAATAGGAAGAGAAAAAAGGAAATTAAATAAAAAAGATATTGAAATGGGTATTGATATATTTAAAAAAAATAGATTAGACAATGATAAAAAAATAGATAATACACAATGGCAAACTCTTTATAATTAATTTTTTATTATATAATTTTATTATTATAAAATAAAAAAAATATATTGGATTACTATAATTCTGTTCTACAATAAGGACAACTCTGTTTATTCCATTTTTCAAAACATATTTTATGATATATATGCAATTGTGTATTGGTTCCACATTTTAAATTATATACATCATCGCCGTTGTTTATATTTTCAAGGCAGATTATACAATTTTGACTTAAATTACAATTTTGACTTAAATTACAATTTTGACTTGAATTACAATTTTGATTAGATTTATTATCCCATTTTTCTAATATAGGAAAATGTGTAATTTTTAGATTAATATTAAGGTTATATCTATCTAGTATTAACCTATCACGATGGTGTGTGTAATTTATTATATTATTACTATTGCGATGTAATAAATCTAAATTTGAAATATAGTCATTATCTAAATAGTCATGATAAGACAATAACTCGTCATAAATTAACTCGCTTAACTCACTCATAATTATATAATATAATATATATGAGTAATATATACTTATAATAAATGACTGAAAATGTTATATGGTTTTATATATTTATACCAAATACATTTTGTGATAATACTAAATTAAAAGGGTCTTTTGATAATTGGCAGATTGAAAAATCAATAACTATAAAAAATTTATTAGGATATCATGTGTTTGTTATCGAATTACCATCTAATTTTACAAATTATCAATATAAAATAGTAGATTGTAACGGTAAATTTATTACACTTTTAGACAGGAATATTACAAATGATATATATCAAAATTGCTCTTTTAGACTTATCACAAATAGTAATCATACAAATAAAACAAACAGTAGTAACTTTATTGATTACGATGAAAACAACGATTTTGATAAATGCTATTATTATGAAATAACGGATGACTACTCAAAAATAGTTTGCGAAAATAATATATTTAGTATATACATTAAGGATGTGTTACTATATAATGGGAAATTTAAAAATGGATTATTCGCAGATTATAGTAAACTATATAATAATGGTTATTTATATTATCAGGGTAAATTTATAAATGGTAAAATGAATGGTAATGGTACCATTTACAATAGTAAAAATCAAAAAATATATAGTGGGTATTTTGTTGATGATTGTAAAAATGGTTTTGGTATAGAATACTACAAAAATGGTGTTATTAAATATCAAGGTTATTGGAAAAAAAATAAATATGATGGCAAAGGTGTCTATTTTTCTGATACTGGAAATGTATGGTATGATGGTGATTGGTGGAATGGAAAACGATTTGGTATGGGTGTAACTTATGATGATAATGAAGATATTATTTATAAAGGCATTTATGTGAATGATATTGAAAAAGTATTTGACTTTAATTCTACAGACTATAGAGAAGAAAATTCTAATCAAAAAAATATAGATAAAACAATTTAAAAAAAAACAATTGTAATACAAAATAATAATAGATGGTTTTTTTAGATAAACCCCATATTAAACAATTTACAGATATATTTGATACATCTATAAAAAATTTATTTATATTTAAAATTTACATATATTATTATTTTGTGTCGCTTTACAATTTAGGTATTCACTATTTAACTTACAAAAATGATGTAATATACAATTTATTTAATAATGGTTGGTTTTTATTATCAAATATGATAATAGCTATATTTAGTTTTATAATTATAGTATTAAATTACTATATGTATCCTAAAAATAAAATTTCAAATACAATATTTTCTTTTACTTCTTCAAACACTTTTATTTCATTATCCAATAGAATGTATAGTCATTTATTTATAATATCATTTGAAATATTAACAAATATTATATTGTTATCAATAGTTATTTATACAATAAATAATAAAAAAGATAACTTTATAATAAATAAATTATATATTATTCTATGTCCTCTATATTTTTCAGCATTACTATTAATAAAATATTTTGATATATTAACTAATCGTCAATTTGTATATCTATTGATTTATAGTGTAATAATTCTAATATTACATTTCCAAAATATTAGAGTAATATTAAAAAGATATATGCAGAATGATTTATATTTAGCTTACTTAAATATATATTTTATTCTTATTGATATTATTAATATAATTTTTTTAGATATTATTGTAGAAATATTTTTCCCAAAAAATAAATATAAAAAATAATACTTTAAAATAAAATTATATACTATTATATAACAATTTGAATGTCTTCCAACTCTTTTACCGCACCTCCTATTTTTCACCAAACAACATTAACTAAACTAAATCAATTACCTTTTCCTAAACAACCCGATTTTAAATTATTGAATAATTGTTTTAATGAAAACTGCGTAAATATAAATATAAATCAAAATTTTAAAACAGCGCCTCTTATAAGACCTTTGTAATATGTAATATTAGTTAAAAAATGTTTTATACATTACATTATTATGTATAAAACATATTATTTTATTTTATGGTTCTGATATCATAAATCTAGCAATTTGTGAAATATTCTCATAATAAAAGGAAATTTCAAGTTCTAATAAAATTTTAGAATTATGAAAAAGTATATGTATAGGCTTTGGTGAATTAATAACATATTCTTTACCATTGATTTTTACATTGATGTATGAATTAGATACTATTGAAAAATTATACATATTTGGTGATATAGGTTTATTGTAATTAAATATTACTTGATTATCTAAATCAATTTGCCTATTTAATAAATTATCAATTAAATCTACAGTTGTATTAAACTCAAAATCAATATTATATCTATTAATTAATTCAGGTATTACATCAATTTTCTTATCTAGACATTTATTTAACGCACTAGTAATATTTCGTTTTTTTGTATTATATATAAAAAGATTGCTATTTAGTAAATTTAGTATTTCATCATTATTAGTGTTTGGTAATTTTTCTATTATTTCTATTTTTTTAAACTTTTCATCAAATTTACTATCAAATTTTGATTTTTTATTTATTATAGATTTATCACTTTTTGATCCAATTATATTTACTGAACGATTATTTATGAAGTTTATATTAGAATTAATACTACCAAAATTATATGATAACATTTTTAATCGAAATCTATTTATAAATTCATTATGTGGAGTAATTTGATTATATGATACATAAAAAATATATTTATCACTTTCAATATATCCAATAATTTGTGGGAATTCGTTTAATATATGTAATGCTTCTAATTCATTTATATCAATATACTCATATTTTGCGATGTTACTATGATATTGGATAACATTTCCATTATCAAACATTTGTATAACTCCATTATTGGAACGCATAAATCCCTGTGCTTCAATAGGTTCTTCTACGACTACATTATCTATTTCTGGATAGGTTATGCTCTGTTGAACAAAAACTTGATCACCACCTACATGTAATATATTAATTTTTTGATAATTTTCAATATTTGTGTCACCAACGGGAGCATCCATATTATTTAAAATACTGATATAGAAAAGCACAATATTGTATTTGGTGTTATATGTAAATCCATTTAAATGTTGCGATAGGATTGTTACAATATTTTTTGATTGCTCAATTAGTTTAATGCCTGTATTATTATTAAAACTATTGTAGTTGGAGTATATAAGTTTACCTCCATCTATTTTAAAAATATAAATAGACGGATATTTATAATATATATTTAAATATTTTTGTATATCAGCAATAGGCTCGTCCGAAATAGTTAAATTTTCAATTAATCCCTTATAAAAAACAGTATTTTTTCCAGTACCAATTATTAATGGCGTAATAGTAAAGGTAGGAACATTTATAATTGGATAGACTGTATCAAGTTTATCATTTATATAGATTGATACCGATTCTGCTGTTTTAGAAATTATTATAAATGTAAAGGTATTTGATACAATTTTGTTTTTTGATTTAATAATACACACTTTGTTACCATATTGATAAAAATAACATAATCTATTATCAACTGATATTTGTAAATTTGTTTCTCCATGTGTATCATTATTATCCTTTGATAAAATGCACATAGGATATAACCGTATCTCATTAATAATTGGAAATATCCACATTGAAATTGTAAATGTGTTTACTAATTGTAATTTATCAGGCAAAATATTATACGCATCAGTTAAATTTAAATTATTATTATTTTGGCCAATAAAACGTTCTAAAAAAATTTTATTTTCTAATGTATGTAATTTATCAAGTTTATTATTATTTTCACTTACATAAATACCATTTGCGTATACACTGTTATTATTGTTAGGAATTATAACACTTTTTTCAAAATCTATAGTATTTTTCATACTACTATTTATATATATATATTTATTGCCGAGTTTTTGTTAAATCAGTTTATATTATATATAATATAAAGGATGAGTGAATCATTATTTTATATTTTTTTATATGGATTAATATTTATTATTTTGCTCCTATATATTATCTTAGTTTATAATCGAAAAAACATCATTAATAATTGGGATAATTATAAATGTAGTCCATTGGTAATGCCTTTCGCATCATTTTTTGATAAAGACCCTATAGAAAATCTCAATGGATGTATGTGGAATGGATATAAATCCAATTTTGCGATATTGATTAAACCTATCACCTATATGATTGATACTATAAAATTACTTATAGGTAAATTATTTGAACAATTAAATTCTATTAGAACAATATTAAAACCAATGCGTGATTTTGTTGAAAACGCAACAGCTATGGTATATAAAAAAATAGAAGGTATAATGAACCTTACAATGTTTACATTTTTAAAAATGAATAATTTGATGAAAAGAACATTTGCTAATTTTCGTTTAATGGTTTATGCATTAGAAGCAAGCCAATATACAATACAGTCTACATGGAATGGACCAGTTGGAGAAATTACTCGATTTTGGGCTCCAGGTGTCGATTTCTTTTCAAAATTTTTTTGTTTTGAACCAAGCACAAAAGTATTAGATAATAATAACCTATCTATTGAAATATCTAAACTTAAAATTGGGGATACTTTATATAACAATAATAATGTAATAGGTATTTTAAATATGATTGGTGTAGATAATTATTATAACTATAATGGAATAATTGTTAGTGGAAATCATTTAGTTTTTAATAATGACTATAATAAATGGATTGAAGTTTCTTTAGCTCCTGGTGCAAAATATTTATATAATACCGACATTAAAAATGTTATATGTCTAATTACTGCGAAAAATACAATTCCTGTTATAGATACATGTGGAAATATACATAATTTTTCTGATTATTTAGAATCTTGTGATGAGTCGGTTATGCGTTATCAGCGTGGTCTAATATATAATAAGTTATCAATGTCTTTACCAGAAATACCTACGGGATTTAATCTTATTGATAGTAAAACTCCTATATTTATGGATAATAATAAATATATAGATATATCCTATGTAAAAATTGGTGATAAATTAAATGATAATAATGATGTAGTTGGTGTTATACAGCAATATGTTAATGAAATTGATGTTATATATATTGATAATATCATGTATGCATTTTCCAACATCATATTTCAAAATGATTCTTGGATTACAATAAAAATGTTAAAAAATTCATATAGTATAACTAAATACACAGGTATTATGTATAATTTAATAACAACAAAAGGTTATTATCAAACTAATAAATATATAGTTCGTGATTATCTTGAACTACACTCACCTAAAATTTATGATGATGTTAGAGATTTTACACTACAAATTTTAAATAAAAAAAAATAATACTAATATTTAACTATCAATAAAATATATTATGTTACCTAATATAATATATTTAATTTTTATAATTATGTTTTTTATATATCATTTTCTTTGGGAGCTAAGCATAAAAGCATTTCACCCAAACTGGCTACTTTATAATTTAAAATTAATGGATAGTTATTTTTAATTAACAATTCTACTGTATTACACAAATTAGAACATTTGGTGAATGTAACCAAATATTTAATAGCAAAAACACCTTGTATAATTTCATCACTGGAATCATTTTTAAAAGATAGACTTGAACTGTTTTCACTTATAACTTCTTCTACTTTACCAATAGTTCCATCACAACTAAATATCAATTTATTACCTACACTTTTAATTTCTAATTTTTCACTTAATGCTGAAAAATCACGACATATTTTTTGAAACATATTACTTGGAATATTAATAACATTTGAAAATGTAGTTGGTGGAATATTTAGCGAACTCTCATTTAAGTCTAGTAGTTTAAATCCTACTCTTTTTACTCTATGATCGGCTGCATTTTCAATTAAAATACCTAATTCATTTGTCTCATCTGCGTCCTGATAAAATGATATAATATCATCATTACCAATTGTTTTAATAATTTTATTAAAATTTAACATATTAATTCCACAAACATAACGCTTACCTGGTGTACAATAATATTTTTCAAAATCACATGCTTCTAATTTTAAATGAACAAGCACTACATGACTAGTGTCCATTTCTAATAATCGACAACCATTTTCATCAAAAATCATATTACCTTCCGTAATTAATTCCTTTAACGCATCTATACATGTTTTAATAGGTGCTGATTTAACTGTTCTTGCCTCAAAAAGATAATTAGAATTATTCATCGTATTATATAATTATCTTTTTAATATATAGTTTTATATATTTATACACTTATTCTTTTTGTGCATAATTTATTATCTATTTCATATTTTTTAATTTGTTCTAATGATTTTTTATACTCTAATTCATTATTTTTAGTATCATTTAACGATTTCATCATATCAGTTGATACAAATTCTAAAATAATTGGTTCATAATTAAATTTTTTCGCAAGCAATACATAGGGTATATATTCCCATTTATATTGATTGCGATTTAATATATATATATCATGTTCTCCTTTTGATAATGTCTTAATATAACTTTTTAAAACAATTGAACTATATTTAGCTAGATTTCTAACATCAAATTCACCGTTTTTCTCTATTAAGTCATATGTTGATAAAATTCTATAATTTCGACCACTCGACGATTTTATAATGTCCCGAATATTATCATCTAATTTTAAAAAAGGAAGTCTCCTTACTATATATACATTTTTTTTATTACTCTTTTTTAGTGCAAGATCTATTTTATAATACGCATACGCAATTAAAGAACAACCTGTGATTAAATAAAACATTATTATTAAAAAATGATAAAAATTAACATAACTCATATAAAAATTACTTAAAATATTACTATCGTATGATTTTAAATTTGACATCTAAATAACTTCATAGATATTTATATATATTTTTCTTTAAGCCAATATCAATATATTTTTTATATATATTGTTATTATAGCCCTAATTATCACTATATATAATCATTAACAATATAACTAATCAACATCTACATAATTTATATTTTAACCAATAGTCGTTTACACCCTTGAAGATTTAAAATTTAAAATTGATTAACATATTATAAGAAATATATATAATTATAATTTTATATGGCCAATACATTATTAATTATAGATACAAGCTATCTAATATTTTTCAGGTTTCATGCGGTTAAATCATGGATTACACGAGCAAAACCAGAAATAGAACTTGATAAAACAGACGATATTACGACTATACCTGAATTTATGGACACATATCGAAAAACCTTCTTTAAAACAATTCAAAAAATAATGAAGACTAATAATATCACTATAAATAATGTGATATTTGCCAGAGATTGTTCTGGAGCAGATGTATGGCGTAAAATGATATTTCCAGAATATAAGACAAACCGTGATTACAGCAAATTCAATGGTAAAACTATTTTTAAATGGACATATGATAATTTATTACCAGAATACACATCAAAAGGTGCCAAGGTTACTAGATTTGAATATATTGAAGCTGACGATATTGCCGCAATAATAACAATGACTATTAAAAATAGACCTATATTAATTATTACAAACGACAACGATTATTTACAGCTTTGCGTTAATCCAAACCTTAAATTATTAAATTTAAAAGAGGAAGACCTCGCATTGCGGAGTATAGGCACTCCAAATGGAGATTTAATGAAAAAAATCATATTAGGAGATCCAAGTGATAATATACCTAAAGTTTTCATCAAATGTGGAATAAAAACACTTGAAAAATATCTATTAAATCCAGAGTTACTTGAAGTTGCTTTGAAACAGGATATTGAAGCAAATAAACGATATAAACTAAATAGAGTGCTTATTGATTTTAATCAAATTCCAGAAATATATAAAAATGAAGTAATTAATTGGATCAATATTAATATTTAAAAAAATAAATAATATATATATATAATATATATTGAGGAGACATAGCTCAGTGGTAGAGCAGGCGACTGCAGATCGTCAGGTCCCAAGTTCAATCCTTGGTGTCTCCTAGCTTATCTAATTTTTTATTTTATAAATTTAATATTATTTATTGTATTATTAATATTAAATTTTATATTAGTTTATATAATAAAAAATAATTTAAAGAAAAGATTATGAATATATAATATATATAAATATGACACAACCAACAAATCAATCTAGACAGCCAAGTCAACCTGCACAACAATCGGCAGGTGCTCGTTTACCAGAAGATAGCACTATGTTATATGCTACAAAATTAGCTCTTAAAGAGGGTAAACCTATTCATTTAACATATTGGCTTGATTCCCTTAATAACAAAGTTGTAATTTATACGGATAAAAAAACAAATGAAAGAGTAATATTAAAAGATAAAGAGGAATATACAAGTCCAATTGTTCAAAAATATAATAATAAAGGCGACTGTATTTGTTGCACAGAAAATTCAATTTATATTGTTGCTGAAAGTATTAAATCTATGTAATAAACTAAATATAATTGTTTATATAAATAAAATATAGTATTTATTATTCTATATTTTATTTAGTTTTTAAAATCCATTAATTTAAAAAAACTAAAAATAAGTAATATCAAAAGACATATATAATATTAATATATTATATAACGATTATGTTGTCTGATCAACAAAGGGAAAATAGTAATGAAACATTATATGTTGATATTTCAAATCTTAATTTGAATAAATTAAAAAGAATATCAAGTGAATTAGATATCAATAATATACAATGTTCCGATTCATCTCCGATATATGATATTGACCCATCCCATAAAATTGTAGCCATAGGTGATATTCATGGTGATCTAACATCCTTATTGATAATACTTTTTGGTGCTGAATTAATAAATAATAATTTAGAATGGGTAGGAGAAAATACATTTCTAGTTTTTACGGGAGATCTTCTTGATAATTATAGAGATAAAGATAATATTGTTATTAAACAACATCCAGCTGACGAAATTACAATAATATCATTTCTAGCCGATCTTAATCAACAGGCATTAAAAACAGACGGTAGAGTTTTACTATGTTTAGGTAATCATGAATTATTAAATATCGTAAATAATTATTACGGCTATGTTTCAAAACCTACTATTAATTATTTTAACCAACATTTGGATTCTAGAAAAACACAATTTTCAGAAAACTCACTTTTAAGACAAAAGTTATCATGTCTATTTGAACCATTTATTTTGATAAACAATAAATATTTTTTTAGTCATGCTGGTCTCACAATACAATTCATTCAAGATTTATATACTAATTATAGAGATAAACTCAATATGCGTGATAAGTTAATAGAATTTAGTAGAGATATTAAAAATATAGTAAGAGGAATTAACAATAAAAAAACTAATTGGATAATAAAAAAACATATTAATAACGATGACAATAGTTCTTTTTTTTGGACAAGACAATATGGCGTTAAAAACAGAGGCTGTGAAATATTTAGTGAAGCCGCTAGATTATTAGGGCTAGAAGATTTAATTTTGATAAAAGGACATGATTACCAAGACTATGGTATAATTGAAGAAAGTTGTAACAATAATATATACTTAATTGATACTCAAATATCAAGATCATTTCTTGAAAAAAACGAAACAAATAATGAAAAATTAATATCAGATAATATGAATTATTTAGAAATTAAATATGATAAATTTTCAATGATTAATGTAAAATTAACCCAACCAGAAATTATTTATAAAGAAAAAATAGATGAATTTAATTTTTATAAAAGTCCAGAACCTAAATCTTTATTATCCAAGGTTAAAGATAAAACTGGTTTGATTATTTCAGGGATAAGTAACGCAGTTTATAATGTTATTCCAAAAAATCCCTATTCACGTAAAGTAGAACATGAAGATGGAACTACATATTATGATGATAATGATGTGCCTCATGATGCTATGGGTAGAGTATTATTTGGAGGTTTAAAAAAATGACTTATTTAAATATATATAAAAAATATAAATATCTATAAGCATACTTGATATATTTTTTATAATAATATAAATGCTAAATAGTTGTTGTTACTTAACTCATTTTAAAGAATTGTAATTACACGAGTAAAAGCTGGTTTGTTTCCAGAGGCTTTACACATGGGTTTGGAATGGAGAGTAAATGAGCCATCTTTATTCTTGGTAAGACGCACAATATCAACATATGTAGGATAAATTTTTGTAATTTCACCATATTCAATACACTTCTTGGTTTTATAGGAAATAATTTGACCAATCTTTGCGTTCTGATGTGTAAGTCGCATACCAGAGTTATCTACTGATTTTTTACATTCTACATTTGTTTCTTTAGGAACAACGCTATCCCATGCCTGCGTTGTAATATCAGTCCATTCATTGTCTTCATACAAATTTGATGTATTTACAATATCATATTCATAATATTTATCAGTTTCTTGTTTTGGTTGCGGAGCAATAACTGTTTCTTTTTGAATTGTTTTTACACGAAAATGTATTTTGGTCAATATTTGTTGAAAAGGTATAAGTTCTACTTTAGAACATTTCTTTACTTTACTTAGAATTTTAAAGCCTTGTATAAGTTTATCATCTCGTTCAGAGGTCTCCGTAAGTCCATTATCTAATTCTACCATATCATTAAAAGACATAAACACATCCCATTGATTTGAATTAGACATAAAACTATTAACCTTTTGAACAAGTTGATAAACAGTCGGTCCAACTAGATACTTATTACAATCCATATACTTTGTAAGAACTTTATCATAGTTCTCAATTGATAACGCATTAAGAATGTAAAAATATTGTTTAATATATGTATCATTTTGATTTTCGTCTATATAATGATTTCCATCAAATTCACTAGCATATCCTGGAAGAATAGCAACATATAGTTTTAGCCATTGAATTGACCTTTTAACACACTCACCATAATTTTCAAGTGAATATTCCAATTTAGATAATTCCCTAAGAGAATTCATTAATTTCGCAATGGAATAGTGCGTTTTAAGCGACATATTAGTTGAAGACAATTGAACAGTCATAATGTATAAGATATATATTATTTATCGTTTCAATAAATATGATGAATCAATTTTTTTATTAAATTACATTCATATAATTATGTATCCTTATTATATGAATAAATATTATGTCTAAAAAAAATCAAGAAATAGACTTTTTACCCCTACACAAAACTATCAAAAAAAATAAGAATTAATTAATAGTTTTTTAGATTTAGGATATGATACAATCAGTATAATCGATTTATCTTGTAGAATTAGCAAAATTCCATAAACATACATAGTATAAATTGTAAAATTATAAATAATGCTATGGGCTAAAAAAAATTGATAGTTTATTGTGACAATAGGTCGTTCTAAGTAGCGTCATCAGAAAAAGCGATTCATAACAATGGCTGAAGCAACTCAAAGAATACGGGAATTCACCGAAGCAGTCAAACAAATGCCTGAAGAGACACAACAATTGGCAAAACGCTATTTGCGAACCATGATCGACAAGGTTAGCCAAGAACCACAGGCCAAACTCAGAAGAGTCAACGAAACTTTCAGCTATCCAAGTCGAGGCGGCAAAAACGATGGAAACCCAGCACTTATGGCGATCTTGGAAATGATCCCATGCCGAAAACTTGTGGTCAAGGAGAACGAATACACACGGCAGCGCGCCATCTGGTTGTGTCACGATTTCACTGTTACTTGGTCACCAAAAGAGGCACAACACATTCTACAGGCAGCATTTGAACAACTTAGGTAAGTATAAAACATTGAAAAAACAAAAAAAAATAAATAAAAAAAATAGTGATAGATTCACTGTGTCACTATTTTTTTTTAAACTTGGTTTTAGTTAAATCACTATTTTCTAACAACACATTTAATAATTGATTTTTTACTAAAGTTGTATCATCTGGTGCTTGTGTATTAATCAATAACGCAACTCGTAATGATATATCGTATATATTAATTCGACTAAGTGTTGTTATCGCAAATTCAATCAATTGAAGTTAAATCATATTACTTTATATATTGATTAAACTAACTTAAATTTTTTCTTATTCATATATATAAAAACAATATGATTTCAAAAAAAAAATATCGCGTGTCCAGTAGTGGTGGAAGGATGAGTAGAAGTGCTATTAAAAATTATCGAAAAAAACGATCAATGAAAGGTGGGAATATGCTTAAAAGAATAAAGGCTGAATTAAATAAAATTTCAGAAATGTCTGAACCTAATCCCTATATTTCAATTAATCCACAGATAAATGAAGAAACAAACGGAAGAGTGACTATAAATGCGGTCATAACCTTTCCATCAGATAGTGTTTATTATGGTGGAAATTTTCATGTAAAAATGGTTATTAAACCAGATTATCCTTTTAGCGCACCAATTATTACGTTAACTACACCTATGTACCACTTTAATGTATCTGATGACGGTCAGATAAAACTTAAAAAACTTGATAGATGGGATCCAAGATACAGACTTTATAGTTTATTGAGTGAAATTCAAAATGCATTATATAAATTTGATACAACCGAAAATATGGAAATGGTAAATGAAAATATTTTTAGATTATTTAATGAAAACAGACCTGAATTTGACAGGATTGTCCGAGACCATGTGCTACAATATGCGTTATTATCACATAAGGTTGGAGGAGTAGGAGAGTCCTTTCAAGTTTCAACGGACACTTGTAAAAAAATATCGGCGAAGAGCGAGTGCGATAAAAAGAGTGGGTGTCGGTGGACTGGGGAAAGGTGTGTGCGAGAATGGGATAACCCACGCCAGGATTTTTCGCATTTATTCGTGCACCGTGGTGGCCAATGTGTAAGCACTCGCGCTAAAAAACTTGTTTCTAAAAGAAAAAAACTTTCAATGAAAGGTGGGAATCCTATAATAAGAATAAGAAATGAATTTAAAACAATTTCACAAATGTCTGAACCTAATCCCTATATTTCAATTAATCCACAGATAAATGAAGAAACAAACAGAAGATTGAGTATAAATGGTGTCATAACCTTTCCATCAGATAGTGTTTATTATGGTGGAAATTTTCATGTAAAAATGGTTATTAAACCAGATTATCCTTTTAGCGCACCAATTATTACGTTAACTACACCTATGTATCACCCCAATGTATCTAATATGGGTGAAATAAGTCATAATAAACTTGGGCTTTGGAGTCCAGCATATACACTTTATAGTATATTGACTGAAATTCAAGATGGATTATATAAATTTGATACAACCGAAAATATGCATGTGTTAAATGACGATATGTATAAATTATTTACTGAAAACAGACCTGAATTTGATAGAATTGCTCGAGAACATGTGCTAAAACATGCGTTATAATCACATAATATTAATTTATTTAAATTTTTATTATGTTATCAGCTTATATTAAATTAATAAAAAATATATATAATTATTTTTACAGGTAGCCTGTTTTTTGTATATTAAAATATTTGAGGCATAGTTGGGTTATGCTAAAGACGATGCATTCAATCATAATATTTAAATTGGAAACAAACGGAAGGGATGCGTCAATCGTGTGCTTAAGCAAAGAATGGATGTAATAATACACAAAAGGTATTTAATCACTATGTAGAAACAGGAGACCACTCTAAAAAATATAAGCTTGATTATAAGTTTCAATAAAATATACTTACTACTATTAGCGATTAATAATCGATATAGTCATCAAATAGTATAATGCTCTTTTAGAAACATATTTAAAGATTAATAATACTTTAACAGGTATAAATGATATCTTTATTTAACAATATTAAACAAGGACTGAATCATGCTAATAATTTTAAAATTTTTATTAGTATTACATTTTTTTTAATATCTTATGTTTTTATACCAGACACTCGATTACCAGTTTTGAAAGGTTTAATTTTAGTAATATTTCCAGAAATAATTAAAGCAGTTAAATATGAACTTATTCGAAAAGAAAATACTATTTTATCTTACAAATCTATTATATTAGAATACAGTAATAAGCTAATTGATTTAGTGTGTTATACGGGAGTTATTGAAAGTTACAATGAAATGTATTATATGGTTCCAAATAATTTAAGTTTATTAATGTATTTATGGCGAGGATTTATAGAGATGCATAGATTTCGCTTTTATTGTGAAGTTGTAATAGGAGCATTTTTATTTATGGGTTTTGTTATTTTATATCCATTTTTTAAATTTTATTATTATAAAATTGAAACTATAATTAATAATTTATCATCTATTCCATTATCAGTATACATGAATGTATTTAATGCTATTACAGATGGTCAATCAATTGATTTTCATATAGATAACATAACAATTCTTAGTATACCACCTAAATATAATACTTATATGACTGAAGATGAATTAGAAAATATAGCTCCAAAAATAATGCCCAAAACACAATTAATTATTACCCGTAAAATGAAACTTCACCAAAATAATTGTGCTATCTGCCAAGATATAATAGATATTTCAAAAGAAATGTCGCGTGTTTTACCAAAATGTAAACACACTTTTCACTGTCATTGTATAGATAATTGGTTTTTTAGTGGTCACTATATATGTCCAATTTGTAGAGATCAAGTTAAATAGAATATAATATACTTGAAAAAAAATTGATTAATAACTATTTTTTGATAAATTATAGTAAATAAGAGAATAAAGAATTTACATAATGACTACAACTTTTTATGGAACATCAAATAATAGGATTATATGTTTGATAAATCAAATTTTAGAAAAGATCAATTTAGATATACCTAGTGGTTGGGTAATTGATAATGGTTCTACATTTAAAATAGAAGGTTTTGGACAAACAAGTCGTGTAACGATGATTCATCCCGAAGAGGTTTCCAATCCTAGTAGATTTGTATCTAAAGAAACCTTTAACACAAAATTTAATTGCGAACTGGGGATTCCTATGCCTATGGGAAATGTTGTGTATGTAGTGCGACATGGTCATGCTGGTCACAATGAACCATCGGCTACATTATCAGAAGCCCATGACGCACCTCTAACATTGTTAGGTATAGACCAGGCAAAAAAAAGCGGACAAGCCATTTTAAAAGACAGTGATGGTATGCTACCCAATCTAAAGCTTAAAAGCTCCGACCTATTTAGAACTATGGAGACAATTGAAATCATTTTAAATGAGTTACCAGAAGATCAGCGCACATACACATGTCAGGTATGTATCGAAGCACGCGAAAACAGTAGGCCGTTTGGTGGTGACCATCATTGGAGACGCGATGACCCGTTGACTGAAATATCTATTGATCCAACTATATCATTAGAACAGTTGCGTTTACTAGCACCTGGGAAAACAGACTTACAACTTGAGAGAATGCGTATTGAAAATTGTCCAAGAAATGACCCTATAAAAAAATCGGATGATTGTCTTAGAAAAATTAACAAACTAAGCATAGATTGGAGTTTGTATGAAGAAAAGCTAACCAAAGGCTATGCAGCTGGAAAAACATTTGGGCAAATCGCTTCGGAAAAGACCCTTTTTGAATTGATATATGAAATTTAATTTCCATTGGTAAATAAATAAATGATACCATAAACGAATGTATTATTTATTCTCAAGACTAATTATTTTTTTAATTACATTATCTATTTGTGGAATTAGTTCATTATTATGTAAAAGTTGTATATTTAATATTTCATAGAATTCAGTGATTGGTCTATAAATTTTTGAAATACTAGCATATTTATTAAAAGCAAATAACGCCATACTTTCGTTTCCATTTAATATTATAGAACCTGAATTTATAATATTAAAATTAGAAGTGCACCCAAATGGTAAATTTACAATAATATAATATTTTGGATTAGGGTGAGTTTTATATTTATATTTTTTAATTTTAAAATTTTTTCCTATATTAAAATTGATACCAATATTTAATTCTTGTAACATGTTTGTAAAATGAGATACTAAATTATCGCATATTAATTTGTTATTATTGTTTCTAAATTTTGATATTATACTACCCATGTGCTTTTTTATATAATATGTTAATTATTAAAATATTATATATAATTTTGCAAATTATTCTAATCTAATTTTCATTTTTTTCTTTAACACTTACAGCGTTTTGAGGACTCCTGGAGTCATCCTATAATTTATTAAATTCTTACGATTTATAAATATTATATCATTTGTTGCTTGACGAATAATATAATATTATGTTATTATGTTAA